CTCGCTTGTTCATCGGGATTACGGCCGCGCAAGGCGTAGTTTTGATACCGAGGTCGGGTTCTATCAATCAGCGAATTGGCGGCGCTTGCGTGCCAGCTTCCTGCGCCTGCACCCTCTTTGCCGGGCGTGTGCTGCCCGGGAGCTAACAGTTGCTGCAACCGTGGTTGACCACGTTGTGCCGATCAAAGACGGTGGTGCGCGCCTGGATGCGGCCAATCTGCAAGCACTGTGTGTGTCTTGCCATAACCGCAAGACGGCTGCGGAGACTTCGCGGCGCAGTGCAGGGGGGTAGGGGGTCTGAATCTCTACGTTTGGTACCCAAAGATGCGTGCGCTTGCCCAAATTTTTACGCGTGCAAATTGAACTAGGGGGGGCTTCCCTCAAAAGGGAGTCATATGGCTGGAAGAAAACCGCTGCCCACCAAAGTTAAGCAAATCAAAGGCACGCTCCAAAAGTGCCGAACCAACCTGCGCGAACCAAAGCCTCAGGGCGACCTGGTTGAACCACCTGATTACATGCCCGAAGGGGCCAAGTCAGCCTGGCGGTATGCGTTGGAATGTGCGCCGCCCAATTTGCTTAAGAAGTTAGATATGTCGGTGCTGGAGGTCTGGGCATGTGCCGCAGATCTGTACCGCAAAGCTCAAGCAGGTATTGCAAAGACGGGCCTTTTGGTGAAGGCCCCAAACACAGGTGTGCCGATGCAGTCTCCGTATCTGGCGATTGCAAACAAGCAGGCACAGATCATGACAAAAGCAGCCACGGAGATGGGTTTCACGCCCGCATCAAGGTCGAGAGTCACTTTGCCCATGGAGGCCGCTGACGATGACATGGATCCTTGGGCTGACATCGCGGGATAAGTTCAATGGCTCAAGACAGTTATGCGGACATTGCCAAGATGTACGCACAGAAGGTCGTGGCCGGAGAAATATTGGCCTGCAAGTGGGTGCAAGCTGCTTGCCAGCGACAGCTCAGTGATTTGAAGAAGTTCAAGGGCAAAGACAGTCCCTATCAATTCAATCCAAAGCTGACCAGCAAAACTGGCAAGAGCTACTACCCAGCAGACAACATGTGTGCCTTCATCGAGCGACTCCCTCATGTGAAGGGGCCGCTGGCTGGTGAACCAATTTCGCTTGAGCCTTGGCAGGTTTTTATCCTGACCACTGTGTTTGGTTGGGTGAAGGCTGATGGAACTCGACGGTTTCGTCGTTCCTACATCGAGGTTCCACGTGGAAACGCAAAGTCCACGCTCTCATCCGCTGTCGGGCTTTACATGCTTGCTGCCGATGGCGAGGGTGGAGCTGAGGTTTATTCCCTTGCAACTACGCGTGATCAAGCAAGGATCGTGTTTGGTGACGCCCAAACCATGGCGCGTCGTAGTCCTGGTTTTCGCAATCGTTTCTCGGTCAATGTCGGGGCGCACAACATGAACGTGCTGTCCTCGGGCTCCAAGTTTGAAGCGCTATCAGCCGAAGGGTCGACCCTTGATGGTTTGAATATTCACTTCGGATGCGTAGATGAACTCCATGCGCATAAAACTCGCACGGTCTATGACGTTGTAGAAACCGGAACGGGCAAGCGAGACAACTCCTTGCTATGGGTGATCACTACTGCGGGGAGCAATCGAGCAGGAATCTGCTACGAGGTGCGATCCTTTGTGACGAAACTCCTCGATGGTGTTTTCGAAGACGAGACCCAATTTGGAATCATATACGGGCTAGATGATGGAGACGACTGGACGACCGAGGAGTCATTGATCAAAGCCAATCCCAACTGGGGCATTTCGGTTCGGTCGGAGATTTTGGGGCCGCTTCAGGCAAAGGCGATGCAGCTGCCAAGTGCGGTCAACAACTTTAAGACCAAGCACCTCAATGAATGGGTCAATGCGGACACCGCTTGGATGGACATGCGTTCTTGGGATGCGTGTGGTGATCCGGCAATGTTCATCGAGCAGTTTGAAGGTCAGCCTTGTTGGATTGGTTTGGACTTGGCGAGTAAGACTGACATTGCTGCATTGATCGCTGTATTCAAACATCCGGAAATCTCCGATGCATTCGTGACCTTTGGCAAGTACTACCTCCCTGAGGACACAGTCAACGGGGCAGGCAACAGCCAGTATTCGGGCTGGATGCACTCAGGGCGTCTGATCGTGACACCGGGCAATGTGATTGATTTCGGTTGGATCGAATCGGACCTGTTGGATATGGCCTCCCGGTATGAGATTCAGGCTGTTGCATTTGATCCGTTCCAAGCCACACAGTTATCCACAAGGATGCTGTCTGAAGGGCTGTCCATGATTGAGGTGCGGCCAACGGTTCTGAACTTCAGCGAACCCATGAAGACCTTGGAAGCCTTGGTCTTACAAAAAAAGCTCGTTCACGACGGCGACCCTGTTCTTGGCTGGATGGCCAGCAACGTGGTGGCTCACTTGGACGTCAAAGACAACATCTATCCGCGCAAGGAGCGAGCAGAAAACAAGATAGACGGAATCGTGGCCTTGATCATGGCGCTCTCACGCGCAATCAAACCGGGTGAATCGGTGGTCCTAGGTTCTGACTATGAGTTGATGGTGCTCTGAAGCAATGGGACTTTTCACATTACTTGATCGATTCAAAGCCTCCTCAAGCGATCGCTCCCCATGGGGCGATTTCTTTTTTGAGCCTGTCTCAGTCCGTAGTTCCTCAGGCATGCGTGTATCGCCCGACGGGGCACTACGGCTGTCGGCGGTTTACGCCTGTGTGCGCATCCTGTCGGAGACGATGGCATCTTTGCCTGTGGTGGTTTACCGCCAACGCAAGGATGGTGGCAAAGACCGGGTGACGGATCACTGGCTCTACAACCTACTAGCCAGAAAACCCAATCGGTTCCAAAACCCCTTCGAGTGGCGAGAGATGCTGCAAGGGCACCTGTCCCTCAGAGGCAATGCGTTTTGTCAGATCATCTCCAACCCCAGAGGGGAGATCACCGAGTTGATGCCCATCAATCCTGACCGTGTACGCATGGAGGTGATGGACAGCGGAGACTTCCGCTACCGGGTGCGCATGCAAAGCGGTGACGAAACAGTTTTTCCAAGAGGTCAGATCTGGCATCTGAGAGGTTTGTCATCGGACGGTTTGATGGGCATGAGCCCGATTGAGCTGGCAAGAGAAAGTCTTGGCATGGCTTTGGCTGCGCAGGACTATGGAGCTAGGTTCTTCACCAACGACGCCAAACCCACGGGTGGCTGGATTGAGTTTCCCGGCACCTTCAAGGATGCCGAGGCCAAACGGGTTTTTCGTGATTCGTATCAGTCGGCACAGGCTGGCTCGAACCGGGGCAAGGTGCTCGTACTCGAGAACGGCATGAAGTTTCATGAGGTGGGTGTTACGAACAAGGATGCTCAGTTTTTAGAACTACGCAAGTTCCAGATAACAGACATTGCTCGAATGTTCCGTGTGCCACCGCACATGATTGCCGATTTGGAGCGAGCAACGTTTTCCAACATCGAACAGCAAAGCCTCGAGTTCGTCATGCACACCATGACGCCATGGGCTGAGCGTTGGGAGGCGTCCATCGAAACTGAGCTTCTCCCCGATGGTGATGCGCTGGAGATCGAGTTTGACTTTGCCAATCTCATGCGAGGGGACGCTGCAAGTCGTTCAGCCTATTACCAAAGCGGTATCCAAAACGGCTGGCTCACTCGTAACGAGGCACGCATCTCAGAAAACCTCAACCCGCTGCAAGGTCTGGATCAACCGCTTCGACCACTGAACATGGTTGAAGAGGAAGACGCAGAAGAGGCGGAGCAAGAGCAAGAACCAAACGATGCAGAGCCCGCAGATGAAAAAACGCCACCAGCTGATCAAGAGCTGAGTTTGCGGTTTCGGATGCTGGTCGAGTCAAACGCAAAGCGATTGTCTAGGCGCATCACAAAAAAGGGTTCCGTCACCAAGAACGAAATCGAACTGATTGCACAAGCCTTTGGATTGACTTCCTCGCATGTGCATCAGTGGGCACAAAAACAAGTCATGCCTTTGGA